TAAGGTATCTTTTAGTCTGTCAAACTTCTGACATTGTCAAAAAAATGACACCCTACCCAAAAAAATTTAGCCTGTGTGTTATATATATATACCCCACCCCCATATATGCACCAAAAACCTAGGCTTAATAATTAAAATAAAAATAATTCTTGACACAAGTGGGGGAGTAGTGTATAATTATATATAATATATAAAGATATTAGAAACATTTAGTACTTTTGTTTATCTTTTATTGTTTTCTTATAAAAAATATAATCAAATACAATTAATATGAATCAAACTATAGAGACTATAGAGACTATCTCTCCCTTAATTACCCTTGATGGCTTGTTATCACAGAAGGTTCAACAGGATTCTAAAGCAGACTTCCTTACTTTTGTTAAACAAACAGCTCCAACACTTGTTTCTGATTGGAAAATGGGTAAACATATAGAAGTAATTAGTAATAAACTAAAACAATTAGAGTCTGGAGAGATAAAAAGGCTCATGGTATTTCTGCCACCACGTTCTTCTAAGAGTGTTATCTGTTCTAAACTGTTTCCTGCCTGGTATATTGGTAGAAACCCAGAGCATGAGATACTAACTATCTCTCATAGTGACCAATTAAGCTCTGACTTTGGTAGAAGTGTTAGGGATATTGTTAATACAGAAAGCTTTCAAGACATATTCAAAGGTGTTTCTCTAAGAAGTGACGTTAGAGCTGCAGGTAAATGGAAAACAAACCAAAATGGTACGTATTATGCAGCAGGTGTTAGAAGTCAAATAGCAGGTCGTGGAGCTCATATAGCTATATTAGATGATGTGATGTCTGAAGAGGACTCCTTCTCTGAAGCAGGTAGAAGATATGTTAAAGAATGGTACCCATCAGGACTACGAACACGTATTATGCCTAATGGTTCTATCTTAATCATAAATACTAGGTACCATTATGATGATTTATGTGGATGGTTACTAAAACAACAAGAGAATGTAGGTGATTATGCTGTTACTCCTTGGGATGTTGTACGTATCCCTGCATGGTTAGACGAAGAAGCAGCAGAATTACTAGAATTACCAGTAGGTAGTAGTTATTTTCCTGAATGGAAGCCTGATGATGTTTTAAAAGTAGATGAAGCAGAGATTAAAGCTTCTAATGGTGCACGATATTGGAACTCCTTATATATGCAGGACCCAACTCCTGATGAAGGTGGTATCATTAAAAAGAAATGGATACAATACTGGGATGATGACGAGCCACCACCTTGTGAGTTTATAATACAAACCTATGATACTGCTTTCTCTACATCAAGAACTGCAGACTATAGTGTAATACAAACATGGGGAATCTTTCATAGCTATGAAGAAAGTGAAGATGGTTATGAAAACTATGTATCACAACTAATACTACTAGGAAATATAAAAGGTAGATTTGAATATCCAGAGTTAAGAAGAATAGCACAACAATTATATGATGAACATAGACCTGATGTTTGTATGATAGAAAAGAAAGCATCTGGTCAATCACTTATACAAGATATGCGTAGAGCAGGACTACCTATTTTAGAATATCTACCAGATAGAGACAAAGTATCTAGAGTATATTCTGCTACTCCTATGATGGAAGCAGGTAGAGTATGGATACCTAGTAATAGAAAGTGGTCAGAAGATTTATTAGAAGAGTTATTACGTTTTCCAAATGCAGCACATGATGACCAAGTTGATGCAATGACAATGGCAATACATTATATGAAAGAGTCATGGCACCTTGAGCATCCTGAAGACCCAGAGTGGGATGACCCACCTAAAAAGAAAAAGGTTGCATACTGGAGAACTTAGTGTTATAATAAAAAATATTAGGGGATAATTATGACAAAAGCATTAACAGGGTTAGCAGAACTTTTAGTTAAAGGAGGAAGTCCTAAAACTAAAGCACAAGAAGTTCTTGAAACTTATACTAAAAAAAATAAAACAAAAGAAGAACTACAAAATATTTCTGATGAAAGTCTTTCAGAAGATGAAATTAATTTAAAATATACAGTTAGTAATAAAGCAAAAAGAGTTCCTGAAGTTGAAACAGCAGCACAAGAATTATATGAAGGTAAAATAAATAAAGTAGATTATGATTCTATTGTAAAACAATATCAACCAACTGAGCTTATTACATCTATGATAGATTTTCCTATTACTAAAAGAGTAAAAGCAGTTATGGGAAAATTAGGTAAAAAAGTTGGTATATTAAATGATACATTAAATCTTAAAGATTTTGTTGGAAAAAGAAAATCAGCACGTATAGATATTCCTGCTATGGAAAATAAAAATACATGGGTCGTTAGTTTACATGAAGGTGTTGATAAAAATAATAATATAATACTAAATGGTCCTGTTCAAGGTTATGGAAGAGCAATAATGTTACGAGGAAGCAATGATGGTGTTCCTGTAGTATTTACTTCAGATGAAAAAGTTGCATTAGATATAGCACGAGGAAAAAGATTTAGTAAAAAAGAAGGTGCAGATGTAAAGCAAAGTAAAGCAACAATAGGAAGAATGAATGGAATAGTTCAAGATTTTACTGAAGAAGAAGTTTATGCAATAGCACAAAGAGAATTAAATAACCCTAATTCAGAATATGTTCAAATAGGAATGAATCCTTTTAGACATAGTTATTTTTATGATAAAAAAACAATGGAACCTATTATATCAGCAAATGAAGTTCTTCAGGTAGGTCCTTTAGTTTTAGGTAAAGGAATAACGAAAGGAAAACCTAAAGATTTTAAATTTAAAAAAGGGGGTATGGTAATGCGTAATGATAATTACAATACACAGAGGGTAATATAATGGCAACAGAAAGAAATCCATTTGATAAGATAGAAGAAACAATATCAAATGTAATAGAACTTCCAGAACAAATAGAAGAAGCAACAGGGGCTCCAACTATAGAACCAGACGAAGATGGGGGAGTTACTGTAGACTTTACTCAGACCTCTATAGAAATGAATCCTGAAAGTGAAACAGAACAATGGTATGGTAACATTGCTGATACCTTAGATGATGAGTCGTTAACACAAATTGCAGAAGATACAATAAACAATTATACAGCAGACAAAGATTCCAGAGCTGAATGGGAATCAATGTTTGAAAGAGGATTTGATTTATTAGGATTAAAGATAGAAGATGCAAGTGAACCTTTTGAAGGTGCATGTACTGCTGTCCATCCTATGTTAATAGAATCAGCAGTTAAGTTTCAATCAAAAGCTATACAGGAAATGTTTCCAAGTAGTGGTCCTGTTAAGACACAGATATTAGGTAAGTCAACTCCTGAAAGAGAACTACAATCTAATAGAGTTAAAAACTTTATGAACTATCAAGTAACAGAACAGATGCCTGAATACTTTGATGAGTTTGAAAGAATGTTATTTCATTTACCACTTATAGGTTCAGCATTTAAAAAAGTTTATTATGATGCTAACTTAAAAAGACCAGTATCTGAATTTGTTCCTATAGACCAATTTTATGTTTCATACTATGCTTCAAACTTACGTAAAGCAGATAGATACACACATGTTATTTATAGAAGTCCTGTAGACTTAGCTAGAGATATGCGTTCAGGTATCTATGATGATGTAGAGTTACCTGAAGCTACTAATCCTAATCCTACATCTTTCTCAGAAAAGATGGATACAATATTAGGATTATCTCCTACAGAAAGTAGTGACCCACAATATACATTATTAGAACAACATTGTTATCTTGAGATAGAGGAAGACTATGCTCTTCCCTATATTGTTACTGTGGAAGAGCAATCTAGAATAGTTTTAAGTATTAGAAGAAACTATAAGAAAGATGATAAACAACAACAAAAGATTTCCCATTTTGTCCACTACAGATTTGTTCCTGGATTTGGATTTTATGGGTTTGGCTTGATGCACTTCTTAGGCAATCTTACAATGACTGCAACAGCAGCTATGAGAAGTCTAGTAGACGCAGGTCAATTTGCAAACTTACCAGGAGGATTCAAAGCAAAAGGTGTACGACTTGTTGGCGATAATG